TCAATCACTTGCAGAGCCATGTTGACCAGATGCAGACCAAGCGGCGGCGGACTTTTCGCCTGCGCTGGTGTTGTTGTTGGGTATGTACCTGGCGTAAGTGTCTGCGGTGAAGCGCCATGATTTGTGGCCTGCTTGTTCGGCTACCCACATGGGGGATTCTCCAGCCATCAGGGCGGTTGATATGCGAGTGTGGCGGCATTGGTATGGGTAGCGGTAGCGTACGCCTGCGCGTTTTAGAGCGGGTTCCCACATGGTTTTTCGGATGGGTTGGTCGCCTGTCCAGCGCTCGCTGGTTCTGGGGTTCTGGAAGATTTCCTCGCCTTTGAGGTATGTGTGAGATTTCTGGGCTTTGAGTGCAGTGATTGCGTATTCGTCCAGGTCAACGAATCGTTCGCCTGCTGAGGTTTTGGTGTCTTCGAATTCACTTGCCGCTTGGGTGAGGGCTTTGTTGATGCATGCTCTTTTGTTGATTAGGTCGATGTCTGGCCAGTCGAGTGCGATGAGTTCTGAGGGGCGTAGGCCTGTGCGTAGCCAGAATTTCACCATGTTTTTATTTTGACCGGTCAGGATGTTGATGATTGCTTGTTGTTCATCGTAGCTGAATGGGTCGATCTTGTTTACTTTTCGGGGTGAGCCTCGTTTCTGTCGTTTGATTTTCCAGCCAGCTAGCGGGTTGATTTCGATAATCTCATCTTCCACGGCATCATCCAGTGCAACGCGCATGGGTGACATGACATTGCCCATTGTTTTGGCAGATATGTCTTTAGTGGTAGCCCATTCTTTGGCGTGGATGCGCTTGAAGCCTGATACGGTTAGGTGTCCGAAGGCGGGGATCAGCTGGTTTCTGATCATCTTTCGGTAGCCATCCCACGTCGATGATTTGAGGTATGGCTTTACCGATTGCAGCCAATTCTCCAGATAAATGTTTAGCAGTAGAATGTCACCTGGTTGATGGGCGAACAGCTGTGCTTTCTTGCTGCCAGGAAAGTGGGTGATGTAATTGAATGAGCCCTCAGCAATCGCCAGTTCAATGCTTGCTTTAAATCGCTCTGCCCAGGCTAAGTTTCTGGGGGTGGGTTCTTTCTTGATGCGCTCTTTGCAGCGAACTCCTTTGTAGTAGAAGTCTATTTCGATGCTTGATTTGCTGCTTGGCCTAACGCCTTGCCTTCTACCCATTTGTAATATTCCTCAACATTGATTTGGCGGCGTTTGTCTGGATCTAGGATCCAGATTGTACCTTCTTGCCACTTGCCTGCTTTGATTTTAGAGTTAATGGCCTCATTTGAATAGCCAGACTCCTCGCAGAATTTACTTTGTAGTAGCCATTTCAATGACATAGTGGTTGCTCGCTGCTTGTAGCCATCTCGCTTCCTCACACTCTTAATATTCTGGTTGGCATGCTTTTGGCTGAGTGTTCATGCCAGTCATGCCAGCCGCCTCTAACGTTCTGTTTTTCACCATTCACAATCGCGCGGTACGAGTTGGTGATGTTTGTTTTGAACAGTAGTATTTTAGTTTCTACTGGCTGTTCGAGCTGGAATGACATTGAAGTTATCCAGCCGATAAAGTCTGTGCTTGGTCGATAGATCGGAGGCTCTCGCATTAGTCGGTCTAACATTTGTATTTCTTGCGACCGTTTTCCCCATGCGCTTAGCTGTTCCGGCGTGGCCTTGCGTAATAAAAACTCATTCATATTGCACCATCCTTGTGCTGTGTTTCCGGTAAGGTGGGTAACAACCCGTTAGGCGCCTGCATCTTTGCGTGTTGGCGTACTGTACGGATCATCGCCCATGCAATAATCGTCACACGTGCAATTAGGGTGTATGCATTCAGACTCTTTAACTGGCGTTACCTTTATTTGGTATTTTTTGCCGTTGATTGTCACCTGCTTTTTGGCCCCGCTGGGGTGGCCGTGCATCATGTGCGAAACAAGAGCGGATACCACATCCGCCTCAGCGTCGCGCTTTTCAAGTGCGATTCCGGCATCCCTGCCGTGGCGGTAAAGAAAAATTGAATCCGTTAACGGACTATGGCCAATTTTTATATTTTCGAGTTTCATTTTAATCTCCAGCGCCTAACAAGGCGCATTAAGTTCGCTCACTCTGTTCGCTGCGACGCGCTACCGCGCGCGCCTTATGCGCAACGTTAGCTGCAAAAGCCGTTCACATCTCTTGAGTGCCATCCATAACTAAGGGCGTTACTTATAAGTTTTCGGTCAAGCCAGTTTGAAATCTGTTCTGGTAGAGAGTTTTCCCAAGTTTCGCGTTCTTCTTTGGTGTTGAATTCATACAAAACCCAGATCTGATCTCCCATTGTTTGTGGTATCCATGCATGGCGAGTGGCAGAAACAGGAACATGAGGTTTTAGTGTTTCTGCTGGTCTTGTGTCGCATTCATATAAGTCCACTCTTAAAGCGCTAATAGTTTCGTGTTCCATCTTTTTCTCCAATTAAAATTACAGCTAACAATTGGCTCCAAGGGAGCAATGGCCGCGGCGTTTCTTGTCTTCGTTAAAGCTCAGTGTTTCAATTGTTCTCGGTTAGCTCAGTGTTGGCCATCGCCCCCTGAGCCTGTGCGTTAAATATCTTTCAGCCACTGTGCCAAAGTTGGGCCGCGTTTATCGCGTAGCCAGCACAGTAGCTCCATCAAGCGCATGGCGGCGTTATCTGGCCGCCGCTCACCGCGCTCCCATTTGCTCCACGTCATGGGGTGAACTCCCATCGCCTGAGCCATCTCCCGCTGGGAGAGGCCCAGTTTTTCCCTGACATCAAATGGCGTCATTAGCCGTTACCATTAGGATTAGATGGGGCGCGCTTAAAAATTGCTACGCCTGATGGAACACCAAATTCTTCACGAACTTCCCTGTTGAGGTTTTTACCGGCATTCCGGCCATGAGCGCGAGGATTAGACGCGATGGAGGCGCGAAGGCCAATTTTTGACTTCAGGTTGGAAAGTTGCTCGGCACTCAAATTAGTTTCAGCCCATTCTTTGCATTCATTTGTAAGCTGGATGTTCATGTCTTTTCTCCTTGATTCCGGCTTGGCCTTATTGCCTGCCTTTGATTATTAGTATAACCCAATGGGTTGCCGTGTCAAGAATCAAAAAGAGAAATTTAACAATTAATTCCAGCGGATAAACCGCTGAATACGTGCGTTATATGCTATTCATGGTTAGTAGCATTCAGAGAAAAGGGCGTTACCTTTCTCAGTTGTTTTTTGCCATTGCTTAACAAGTTTTTTGTAGTCATCAGCCAACTTTCCGAGCTTTGCGCCTATCTTCACTTTTTTGTCTATATCTTTGCAGGCGTTGAATTCTGGTATCAGCTCATTTTGAGCGTTTAAATTGTCTTCAATTGCCTTGCTTATTGCTTCTGACTCAGCGTCGTTTTTGTTGTTTCTAGATTCAAAATAGATTTGCGCTGCTTGATCTCTAATGCGCCCAGAATGGTCACACCTATTAATCAAAGTTATCAGCTCTGACTTTGTCAGTTTTTCAAAAGGGATGTTTTTCATATCCAGCCTCGCATATAACAATGCAAATTCACAAACGACCGTGGCCCGCGTTGCTTGTTTGAATTGTCAATTAAATTAATGTTCATCGTTGTTGTCTATTTCGGTGTTGCCCACGGCGTGTGATTTGCGCCGTTATATTTCGCTTTTACTGTTATCTGGCAATAGGTTAAAGGCTGCCTCTTTCATTTGGTCAACCAGATACTCAAGGTCTGATAAGCTTCTATGGTCAAACCTTAAATACCCACCTTGCCCGTCATTAATTTCACACCAACAAGGGTGTGGTGCGCCTACGCTGCCTGTAAAATTTCCAACTTTCTTTTCCATTCTCGCCTCCAAAATATAACTAATCATTCAACCAGACGGTCATGTCTCCGTCTGCTTCCTGCAAGGGCATCATGCCGCTTGGTTAATTCCACGTTATGCCTTTTCCCCGTGGATATCCGGGAAATGCTTTTCTATTTCTCTTGCAGTGTCGAAATCGGGGCAGATAATAATTTCTCTGCCATCCTTTAGCGCGATATTCCCCGGTCTATTTCCGTGACCGCAGCAGCTCGCAACAGTTTCAATGCCGCAATCGTTTAGCGATTTCACCAGCGGCTTTATGCATTCATCAATTCCGTTATTTATTTTATTGCAATCGTTATTTCCGCATAAGTTACTCACCCTAATGCACCTCCCTGTGTGTAATTATTCTTGCGCCGTCTGTATGCTCAATTTCAGGGTCACACCAACAATTAGCGCCATTTTCCAGATCATGCTCTGGGTAGCAGTCGGGCATAACTACACGCTCGTTCTGATCCGCTTTGTCAGCGTTTGTGGTTGGTGTTCCATGTTCGTTGCTATCACTCATAATCTCAATCCTCAGTTGTTCAGGTCGCGGCCAGCACAGCTACACGTTATACCGCTTAATCAAATTCTATATATTCATCTCCAGAATATGTATGTAGGTAAAATGTTGGCAGCGGTCCATTTCTAAACATCAACATTTGTTCGTCTGGAATATTACTCAATATTTCCCGTAGCTCTCCGACTGTTGTTGGTTGGCCAATTTCATACCTAAAACTTTTAGGTGGCGACCCGATAGCTTCTGCTCCAGTCGGTATAACTAAACGCTCTACGCCGACACTTCGCGTCGGTGTTTCATCGTTCTTTCTGGCTTCACTATTTCCGGTGGTCATAGTTAAATTATCCTCGCTCTTTCGGGTACCCTGGCTAAAACGGGATATCATCATCGAACTCATCAAACCCTTGTGCAGGTGCTGGGCTTTGATTGCTCGGTGCTGCGCTGCTTTGGTTTTGATGCTGGTTTTGTCCGCTGCTGTTACCTGGTGCGCCTTTGCTATCGAGCATTTGCATTTCGCCGGCGATGATTTCGGTGGTGTAGCGGTCTTGGCCGCTGGTTTTGTCTTGCCATTTACGGGTGCGGAGGCTGCCTTCTATGTAGACTTTTGAGCCTTTTTTTAGGTACTCGCCTGCGATTTCGCCTAAGCGATTAAAGAAGATGACGTTGTGCCATTCGGTGCGTTCTTGTTTTTCGCCGGTCTGTTTGTCTTTCCATGATTCGCTGGTGGCGATGGTGACGTTGGTGACGGCTGCGCCGCTGGGCATGTAGCGCACGTCTGGGGTTTTGCCCAGGTTGCCAACGAGTATGACTTTGTTAATGCCTCTGGCCATTAGGTGGTTGCTCCTGACTGGTTTAGCATGGCGGGTGCTGGCCATGCAGCAAGTATGGCGTTGTCTTCTAGTTCTGAGATGCAGGCGGGGCATAGGCGCTTGCCGTCGTCGTCGGTGGTGAGTTCTTCTTTTCGTGTTTCTTTGTTGCAGCGCTGGCAGTCTAGCCGGTTGTCGGTGGTGAGCGGTGGTTTTGGGTTGGTTTGGCGTATGATCTCCAGCCCTTGTTCGGTGATGATGTATGGTACGGCGTGCGTTGATGTCGGGCTCATTCTCTTCGCCGCGGCGGTTAGGATGAAATCACCATTCTCAAGGTATTGGGCTGCCGGGCGGTGTTTGTTGTTCATGACGCCCGCTGCTTTCATGGCGATGTACATCGCTGTTGTGGTGACGCCTAGCTCGATTGCGGCCTGGCCTTTTGTGTAGGTTTTCATGTTATGCCCACCTGGTGTGGTTGGTTAGTAGTCTTAGGTATAGCGTTTTCTGTTTAGGGCCAAGGCTAGTGAGGTCGGTTAGTTTGATCGACTGTCGGCGCTGCTTGCATAGCGCTTCTGCGTTTTTCGCGTTGTGAAAACTGACGAGTAGGCATAGAAAGGTGGCATCTTTTCTGGTAATTCTGTTGATGATGCTTTTAATGCGTCCGATCGCTGGTGGCAGGGCGCGATGGCTTTTTACGTTGTCTAGCCTTGTTGCTATGTCTGGGTATATGCCAAATAACCCGGTGCGACCGGTTTGCCGCTCTATGTAAATGACTGATTCTAGCCACGCTTCACAGAACGCCTCGCGCGGGGTGGTGATACCATCCCGCTCTTCGGGTTTTAGTGCGAGAAGCGCGGCGCTCATTACTCAGCGACCTGGCTGGGGAATTGTACTACGTTGGTGATGTTGCCGATTCTACCCATGACGCGTTTATTGGCGCTGTTGCGCAAAGGAGTGGGTGCTGCTGGCACCTGCTTAACGTAGGTAGTGATTTCGGCCGGTGGAATCACCAGAGCCTCACTGATGCTGCGCAGTAGGTTGCTGAACATCAGCTGGTTGGTGTGGCTGGGTAGTGTTATGACGAGTTCCATGGGTGCCTCCGTTATGCGCTGAAGTTGCCGATGTATGCGTTAATTTCTTCGAGTGTTTTTTCTTTTAGCGTGTCTTTAAATTCCTGCGCGACTGCTTCCTTGTGGACGTCTAGCTGGGTGATGCGCAGTATGTAGCGTGGGTTGTCGGTATCTGCGTGGATGCTTAATCGTAAGGTGTATTCACGCTCGCTGAGGTCTTCGTATGGTTTGCATTTGAATATGAATGCGGCGGGCAGGTTGTCGCCTTTTGCCCCGATTTTTTCAAGTGAGCTTTTGGATGCTGCGAGGCTACCGTGTTCGTGTTCGCCTCTTTTAATAGCCTCAACGGTAATTTTTCGAATGGAATTGATGGCTGTTTTTGTGTCGATTTCGCCGTCGTTCTCATCGATGGCGGTGATGTAGTCGCGCCAGTCTTCTAGCCACTCCGACAATGTTTTTTGGTCGGTCTTATTGCAGTTGATAGATAACATCGCGCTGTAGGGTGCGCTCTTTGTGAGGCAGAGTATGGCGGTGTGCTCTGCGTGGCCGGGTTTGGCTTGATTGCCGAGGTCAAAAAATGCGACGGCCGTCATGTTTTCAGCACCGATGAATAACTGCTCTGCGCCGGTGTTGATGTAGTCGGCAAAGTCCATCAGTGATGATGTGGTCATGCAGCCCTTGAAGCGGCTGCGCTGTTTTTGAAACTTCTCGAGTGATTCTAGTTTTAAGTTGCTAGCGATGGCGATAACCGGCGTATCTGCCTGTTCAATTTGGGTGACTGTTGCGGCAAGGCTTTCAATTTTTTCTATGGCTGAACGGTCGATCATGATTATTCTCCTTGTGATTTTTTGATGTAGTCAGGCGCTGTTGCGCTGGGCATCATTGAAAGTTGGTCGATAGGGTAAAGCGTGATCTGGCCGCCCTGATTGACGAACATGGGAGTTGATGTTTTATCGTTTTCACCCTGTGTGCCGTTTGCGGTTGGTTTTTTATATACCAGCTCGTGGTCCACTGTGACTTGCGCGCTGTTTTCAATGCGCTTGAGTGTGAGGTTGATTGAAATCTTGCCTTCTCTGCCGTGATGGATGACACCCGCTGCCACATCTGAAAGCGTGTGAGCTATTTTTTGGTCGAATACGCCGCCGTATAAATTGGCGAGAAATTCCTGTACCTCTGTTGGTGTGGTCATATTTCCCCTCCTGTTGTTTGGTTTTACTAAGCCCCGGCCCTCGACTACGCGAGAGGCTGAGCCTGTGACACCTCAACCTTTAACCCTCAGTGCACAGTGGCGGGGTGGTGTGTTGGCGTGGGAGTAATGGTGTACAATCGTGCAGTATATGTCAAGAACAATTGTGCACTTTTATAAAAAAAGTTAGACTGAGTGTTGATTAGGGTATGGCGGGCTGTGCCGAGTTAAGCGGTTGCGTGATGTAGTGCCAGGAGGCAGGTAATTACATCGCCTGCCTGCTCGAGTGATTTTTTATAAAAATAATTGGAGAAGGTTGTGGATAAAGATGACGTTAAAAGTGTAGTTAAAAACTACCTGAAATCAGAAGAGGGCAGGTTATTGATACTGGAACTTATAGCGGGCGAAGCCGGTGATGATGCTCTTATTTTTTCTTCTTCTCAAATAAATCAGATTTATCAATCCCGGAAATCAATTCCAGGCAAGAATACATGGAAGATAGACGTTAATGGGAATAAGGTTGCTTTTGCACGATTACATAATGACCGTGTTATTGAGGCTTACGCTCCTGTTTCTTTAGATAAGGCGAGCATTTATGCCGCCTCTATTATTCATGGTTATCAACCACCACGTTCCCTTGTTCGTCTCGATAAACCGATTGATTAAATTCGACCTGAACCAGATCATCGGCACGCTGCTTTAATCTGTAGAAGTCTAGTGTGGAGAAGTCTAGCCACGTGTCGTCATCATAAGCGTTGAGCATGTCTTTGAAGGTTCCAACGGTAATAGAGGGTTTGTATTTTTTCATTTTGATTGCCTTTGTCCCTTTTACTTTTTGTCGTTACTGTATTTAGCTTCTTGCTCGGCCACTCGGTTGATGTAGTCGCGGCCCTGTTGCGATGAGCTGGTATAGTTGTTGATTAGTGTTTGCAGATGGCCGTTCTTTATGAGGTCCGTCTGTAAGTTCGGCATGATTAGTTGCCAGCCGCTGAGTTTAAATGCTTTTGCTAAATCGTCTGCTATTTCGATCGATGGCTTTCGGTCGCGGTTTAGAATGAAGTGAATCATTCTGAGTGATACGCCGCTTTTTATTGCCAGCTCTTTTTTTGACATGCCAGTCACCAATAAAAGAGCATTTATATTTTGAATGAGTGTTTCGGATGATGCTGGTCTTTTGTTCATAATCAGTAGCATAGGCTCACTCGCGGGAACATTGGTGCAATTCATGTACAATTGTTCTTGACAGTTAAGTGTACAATCGTTCACTATTCGGGGCATGGAAAAAACATTTTTAGAAAAAACTCTCAGAATGGTGGCCTCATCAGATATCCCGGTGGCTAAGATGTGCGCAGAGGTTGGTGTTTCCATCCGCTGGTATTACAAGCTGACCAGCGGCGACATTAAAGACCCCAGTGTTAACAAGATCCAGCGGCTGCATGATTATCTTGCTGAGCGGCAGAAGCCGGACGCTGCATGATGGATAACGTTATTCGCTTTCCGTTGGAGCGCTGGTTTCCTGAACAGCGGGCGCGGGCGTTAAAGGAGTTCTGGTGGATTCCACCAGCGTCAATCGAGGCTTTTCTTCGAGGGCATCTTCCTGTGTCACATGCAAAGAGGCCCATGAAATGAGGCGGTCTATCGGGGGTGCGAGTGCGTCGTCATCATTAACGGCATCGCGCTTTTCTTTGAGGTGGTTGAGTACGCTTTTAATGGCGTGCTGTTCCAGGTTATTGATGGCCCCTGTGAGTAGGCCAATCTGGAAACTCATGATTAAGTTTTCATTAGTCAGTTCTTCGATGCGTTGGTGTGGTGTGCGGTCTTCTAGCACGGATACCTTCGCGTTATTAGTCATAGGGGCTTCCCTCGTTTTGTTGTTTGTTTCTGGCGATTTAAATAATAACACGGGTGTTGCTCCTATTTTTTTAGCGTTTTAGCGCAGGTTAATTGATTTCGATGGCCTGGGCACTGTGGTTACAGGGAGGGGTTCACAATGACAAAGGAGCGTGATCAGTACGGTGTTGATCCACTGGATGCTGCGATATACGACGCGGTGCATGATTACTGTGATCCGGTAACAGGCCGCCGTGGGGTGCCTGCGTTAAGTAATGCGATGGGGTGGGGCGCTTCAATGTTGCAGAACTATGCGAATCCTAATGAGCCTTCGCAGTTTTCAATAACACAAATTCGCGCCCTTATTTTGCGCACTGGCGACAAGCGCCCGTTGCGCCAGTTGGCGCATGACGTGGGCGAAGCGTGTTTCCCGCTGTTGGTGACTCAATTCCCGGGTGATTCAGATTTGCTATCGGCGTGGGCTGATTGGCAGGCGGAGATTGGCGAGACGATGCAGAAGGCGAAGGCCATTTTAGATGATGGCAAGGTGGTGGCTGTTGAGGTAGATGAGTTAAGGCGTGAGCTGATCGAGGATTTTGAGAAGGGGTTAGCGCTGCTGGATGTGTTCAAGGGTATGCAGGAGCCTGAGAAATGATTTGGCTGTTATCACTTCTGTTAGTTGTGCTTTATGCGCTGGTGCGGCTTGGCGCAAAGGCGGCGATTGAGTTTGATTTTAGTATGCCGGTGATCGACTGATGCCGCCTGAAATAATTGGCATTGCGGGTGATCCGCGCGCGATTGAGGCGGTGAGTACGTTTCTTGTGCAGGGTGGTTGTTATGTGATTCAGCCTGATGCAAATGCCTGGGACGCGGTTCTTTATGAGATTGCTGATGCGCTGGGCCACCCGGAGTGCGGCCTGGTGGTGGTGCTGGTGGCGACTGATGCGGCGGCTTTGTTTGTGCGTGACCGTGGCGGGTTGGTATTACACCTGCGCTGTTGTGAGGACGATGAGCGGCCTTGTGTTGATTTTATTGATGGTGACACTGTGTTGAGGGGTGATCCTGACGCGCTTTGTTTGGCGGTGAAGGATGTTCTTACTGAGGGTAAAACGCTGGAGGTGTGTGATGGGTGAGCTTCTATTGCAGTTGTTTATTGTATTGGGTGTGGTCGGTGTTGCGTGGTTGGTGGTGTGTGCGATTCCTTATTTTGAAATTATTCAGAGAAGCCGCGCCGGGTGTGCTGAAGACCGTGCGGGTGATGATTGGCAAGACGATGCTTCTAGCGGCGCTCGCTGATCCTAAGGTTTTTAACTACGTGATCTTGGTGCTTTATGCGCTTAACGCAGGTCGGTGGGCGTGGCATGGCAGTTGGGTTGATGTGAGTTATTGGTTCTTTGCGTTTGGAATTACAGCAACGGTGACATGGGGGTATGGGCGGTGATGTTAAATTTTTTCGTGCTTATAGTGGGTGTTGTTATTGGTGGTTTTTCAGTTCTGTTTTGGTTGTTAAAAGAATCTGGTGGGCTTTGGTTTGGTGATTAAGGCGAGAAGTATCGGTTGTATTACAGATGTCGTGGCAACTGCTTTTGTCGGCCTTTCTGATAGTGCACGTTCGGCGACATATCAGCTTACTTGTTACCGTGATGCATTGCCTGAAGTCGTTACTGAAAAAGACAAGCGGCCTTATTACCGGCAGCTTGAGAAGAGGGGGCGTTACCGATGAGTGAAAATGGATTTGATTATAAGCAGTGGGCGTTGGCAAGGTTTAAACATTACCGCGAAGCGGCGGTGGCTGAGGGTGTTGATGCTGATTTTTCACTTGAGTACGCCTATAAAGCTGCGGTGTTGGCTGAGTTGTTAGCGGCTGCTGGGCATGGTGAAGCGTTGGCGGCGGTGGTGATTGGTGATGTGCCTTTGGCTGAATCTGGTGTTGTGTTGAGTGATGAAAAACGTGCGCTTGAGTTGTTGATGGATAATCATTTTGACCGCCATACGCCGTGCATGGTTTGTATTCCGAAAAGTAAATGGCGCGAAGCGATGGAGTTGGCTGGTGGTAGCTAGGCGAGCAACGCATGCGGACCCGACCTTTGAGGCTGCTTGCCGCATGCAGATTAACGAGCTTGGCTGCAAGGCGTGTGTGCGACGGTTGATGCTGAGTGATGGCACTGTGCGTTGTTCGCAGGGGAAAACGTTTCCGCGTTGTAAGCGTGAATTTAAGGGCTTTAAGTTGGATGAGGGGGTGAATGATGATTAAGTTGAATAAGCTAATTGCGTATTTTAGCGGCGCTCGAATGTATTTAGCAACGGCAATTGCTTTGCTTGTATGGGGTGATCTGTATGAGGCCACGCCCGGTACTTTTCTCGCTGCACTCATCTTGTTCTTTTTTTACTTTTTAGCGCGTATTGATGAGTCTATTCGGGCGCTTGGGGGTGGTAAGTGATTAAGCGTATTCGGCAGTGGTTTTGTGGGCATCGTTATGGGTTTTGGGTTTATCAGAAGCCTGTTAAGCCTGGTGATAAGCCGGTGGAGCATAGCGTTTGTCGGAAGTGCGATTATTTAAGGGTGCGTGACGGGGCAAAGAAAGCCGAACGGATAGCGGGGCTCAGAAAAGCAGCTGAATACCAAAAGGCACTGGGTAAGATGCTGGAAAATGTCGCGGATGTTGCTGAAAAGCCTTTATCTTTATTTGCTGAAATTTCCGCGTGGAGTGCTGGCATGGCGCATTTAAGCATGATTAGTAGTGCGCCGTTAAAGCCGTTTGTGGGCAAGGGCAAGCCGACTAAAGCCAGTGCGGATTTGAAAGATGGTGAAGAGTTGATTGTGCTTAGTGGTGCGTCTGTTGAGGTGAGGTCTCAAGCTGAATTAGAAGGGCTTTTTAATAAATTCAAAAAACGCCATTCTGAGGGTGATGTTGTAATTATTGATAAGGATAAAGAAAAGCGTGCTGGTGCGGTGTGTAAGCAGGCGGGGCTGAGTGGGTGTAATGTTTCGCCGGTTGAGGTTTCTGTTAGTGGAGCAATTATGGATAGGGATTTTGTTGATATGGTGGCGGGCGCTGTGAAGCGGGGTAAGGAATGACAAGCGAGCAGCTTGCGACCATCGGTACTAATGAAGCTGTGGCTATAGTGGGTGCTGTGTCGCATGAGCATCTAAAGCAGTTGTGGGATCGTCGGTTGACGCCTGATGCGCTTGGTTTGAGTGAGGCGCAAGCAAGGGTGCTGTTGATCGCGCAAAATACGGCTTATATGTTCGCGCAGCAGCAGTTGGTGTTGAGGGCTGCACATGAGGTGTTGGGGATGATGCGGGTTTATGCTGATGTTAATGGTGGGGTGAGTGGATGAATCAATTCTCAATGCTTCAAACCCATGAGCTACGCATTGATCTGTTTGCTGGTGGCGGCGGTGCTTCTACCGGTGTTGAGCAGGCGACGGGTGAGGCGGTTGATATTGCGGTGAATCATGACCGGGATGCGATCGCGATGCACCAGGCGAATCACCCGGGCACTGAGCATCATGTGAGTGATGTGTTTGAGGTGAGCCCGATGGATGTGACTAAGGGTCGGCCTGTTGGGTTGTTGTGGGCATCGCCAGATTGTAAGCACTTTTCTAAAGCGAAGGGTGGTAGGCCGGTGTCGAAGAAAACACGGTCGCTTGCGTGGGTGGTGATTAAGTGGGCGAAGCTGGCGCGGCCTCGCGTGATTGCGCTGGAGAATGTTGAAGAGTTTCAAAAATGGGGCCCGTTAACGAAGGATGATAAACCTTGCCCTGAGCGTGTTGGGCAGACGTTCCGGCAGTGGGTGGGTGAGCTTGAAAGGCTGGGCTATAAGGTAGATTCGCGTGAGCTGCGGGCGTGTGACTATGGTGCGCCGACTACCCGTAGGCGTTTGTTTCTGGTGGCGCGTTGTGATGGGTTGCCGATTGTATGGCCAGCACCGACGCATGGTGCGCGGGGTAATCCCCTGGTTAAGCGTGGCAAGTTACTGCCGTGGCGCACCGCTGCAGATATTATCGATTGGCGTATTCCGGTTAATTCGATCTTTATGACTAAGGAGGAGGGTAAAGCGGCGGGATGTAAGCGGCCGTTGGCGGATAATACAATGCGGCGTATTGCTAGAGGCGTTGAGCGTTATGTGCTGGATGCGGATGAGCCTTTTATTGTGCCGAATACACAAGGTGGTTTAGTGGTGCCGTCGATTGTGCCGATCGCTAATTATGGTGGTGGGCAGGTGGCTGCTAATGATGCGGGTGAACCGCTGCGTACGATAACTGCTAATCCTAAGGGTGGATCACATGCGTTAGTCTCTGCCTTCCTGGCGAAGCATTACGGCGGTGGCTATACCGGTGCGGGCATTGATGCACGTTCGCCAACCGATACGGTGACGACGCAAGATCATCATGCATTAGTCACCAGTTCAATGATTAAGTTTCGCGGGTCTAATGTTGGTTCTGCAACCGATGAGCCGGTGCCAACGATCACGGCGGGTGGTACACACATAGGTGAGGTGCGCGCATTTTTGATGAAGTATTACGGCGCGGGTGAAGGGTCTGAGGTTGATGGGCCATTGCACACGGTAACGACTAAAGATCGCATGGGCTTGGTGACGGTTGCCGGTACTGATTACCAGATTGTCGATATCGGTATGCGGATGCTTTCACCGCGTGAGCTTTTCCGTGCGCAGGGCTTCCCTGATGATTATGTGATTGAGTTTGGCGCGGATGGTAAACGACTGAGCAAGGCCGCGCAGGTGCGGATGTGTGGCAACAGTGTTTGCCCGCCGTTGGCTAAGGCGATTATTGAGGCGAATGTAGGTGTGACTCAGCGGCTGGTGGCTGCGTGATGGTTCAATATTTGACAGGCGAGCGGGAGTGGGGCTATAGTCAGCCCGTCGTCACACAATTGACGACCGGGATTGACAGCCTGAAACTCCGAGCGCTAAGGCGCTCACTCGAAGCGCTTTTTTTACGTCCAAGATTTATGGTGGGCTGTATGGGGGCGCTTTCGAGCGCGCCGACCCTCGGATCGGTCTGTCAACCCCGTATGGCCTGCCACCTTAAAACGATTGACAGCGTTTGTGGCAGTTCTCCAATACAGACCGAGGACGCTGACATGGAAAATCTCATACCTATCGCTAGTAGATTCATTGCTGGTACCCCCACTAAAACCGTTAATGGCCGTAAGCTACATTGTTATCTTGAGGTTGGGCGTGATTTCTCAAACTGGATAAAAGGGCGCATTGAGCAGTATGGTTTTGAAGAGGGTATCGATTACATTGTAACGCTCGCCAAAACGGGCGAACGTCGAAATATCAAAAAAACCAATTACTTTGTCTCGCTCGACATGGCCAAAGAGCTGGCGATGGTTGAGCGCACTGACAAAGGCAGAGAGGCCCGCCGGTACTTCATTGAGTGCGAGAAGCAGATCAGAGAGCCATCGCCACAGAAAACCCTTCCCGCGCCCCCTGTGAAGCGACAGCAGCTATTCGTTGCAACGGTGGAGGGTGATAGGGTGGGTTCTATGTTGCCCGTCTCTGATGACTTTATGTTGATTAGCCGTGAAGAGCTGAATGCGCTGCGCCGTCCGTTTGATTATTTCAATGTCGTGGCCCCTGATGCGGTGGCTGTGTTTGCGGATATCGAGCGACGCCGCGGTGGTGTTGTGGGTGGTGATCGGTAGGCATGGGGATTACGACTAACTGGAATGAGCACGAAGATGCTGCGCTCTATGAGTTACCTCATCGGGCGCAGTTGCTTTACTTGCGATGTTTGCGGCGTTACATGGACTATTCGACAGGTGTGGTGGGTCGGTCTCGTGAGGTTAGTCGGGATATGTTCTGTGATGTGCTGGAGGTCTCTGAAAGTTATACGGCCAATAATCGACGTGCTAAACCGACGTTGCGCGAGGTGCGAATATCGTTGAGCCAATTGGAGCGCGTTGGTTTGATTGAACGGTTGCCTGGTAGGCGTGTGAGTAAACTGATTGAGACCTATGTTTTTTTCTTGCCTTTGGCAGCATGGGATAATTCCGTATCGAATAGTGACGTCACAGTGACGTCACAGTCACGTCACACTAGTCACGTCACCACAGAACCAGAGTTAAAAGAAAATGTTACGCAGAGTGACGTCACAGTCACGTCACAGTCACGTCACACTAGTCACGTCACACATCCGGTATCCGGTAATACTACTGCTACTACTCACGCGCGCGAGGCTCGGTTCTTTGCGATGCATGAAGGTTGGGTGGCGGATGGTGAAAGTTTAAAAGCGCATGCAAGGATGCAGGGGGTGTTGATTGACTCTCTGCCGACTGATGGTTATGCGGAGGTGTTGGGTGAGTTTAAGTCTTTCTGGATGGGGCAGGCTCGTGAAGAGACGCAGGCTGGTTGGGAGGGTAAGTTGGTGAAATCGATTAAGCATAAGTTGAGTCAACCGAAAGGAGGTGGTGATGGGCAGTCCAGAGCAAGTGGGTGCGGTGGTAAGTCGGGCGCTGACAACTTCATTAGTGGGATCAAAAAAAGAGCCCAGCAACGAGGCGGTGATCAGTGATGCATTGTTGGTGTTTGTTGATGAACTGTTCGTTAAGCTCAATGCTGATTATCCGTTGACTTGGGCTGCGCAGTTTAAGGGTGATGATGGTGCTGCGCTGGCTGATGTTGCGCATGCGACGTGGGCGGAAAGGTTGGTGGGATTTACGCCTAAGCAGATTATGCGTGCTTATGCGAAGCTGGATGCGTTACCTGAGTACGTTAAGTTTGCGCCTGGTCCTAAGGCGTTCAGGTTGTTGTGTGTTGCGGTGAAGCGGGCGGATGAAGAGCATGAGCGTTTTCTAGCAAGGCGTGAGCGGCGTTTGTTGCCCAGGCCTAAGCCTTCGCCTGAGGCGTTGGCTGAGCGGCGTAAGAAGATAGCTGATGCATTGGGGCGGCCGTTGTCGTTACGTGGTAGTAGTCAGGGAGGTGAGTGATATGGCGAGGATGTTGAGTGGCGACACCAATCAAATCAAGGTAGCTGAGGCGTTGCTGTTTGTTTGGGCGCGTGTGGAGGAGGCTGAGCTTCGGCGGTTGGCACCGGGTTGTACGCTTTCAGGGATGCTGTGTGGTAGTGGTGGGGGTGAGATGCCGAATGGTGTGACGGTTGAAGATATCGAGATGGTGGGTGTAATGATGCAAGATTTGGCGGTGGTGTTTCCTTCACAGTATCGGGTGTTGTATTTGTATTACAAGAAGCGGATGAAGATTGATGATGTGCGAAAGGCGATGGATGATATTTCTCGGTCGTCGGTGAAGAAGTTACGTGTGAGTGGTTTGGTTTATGCGGTGGCTTGGATGCGGCGACATGAAAAAAAGTGTTGACGGGGGTTAACCTTAAATGTATAAATTCATTCAACCTGCGGTTTTGTGACTGCGGGATAAAAGAAACCAGCTTAGCGGCTGGTTTTTTTATGCCTGACTTTTAGCAACAGCCACTCCCTTCCGGCTATGTTGGTTAACGTGTTGGGCTTTGCGGCTGAGTGCTCCCTCTCCTGGTACGAAGGCCGCTTCTTTAATTTCTTTACGCCACTTCTGATATCACAACCGCGCTTGATGCGCAGGGGTTGCGCGATGACTGGCTTGATAGTCGGAGTGGTGTGTGTGGTTTTTTTGATTGGCGCTGCTGTAGGTGCTGCACTGGTGATGTGGTTGAGGTGTGGTGATGAGTGGTGAGCTTGTGGCCTATGGGATTTTTGATATGGTTAAAGATTGCATGGGTGGGCATCGCGAAGATGGATAAGTTTCCGGTTAATGCTAATTCAATTGTTGCCTATATTGTTTCAGTGTTCGCAACGGTTAAGGGTGTTGTATCTGATATCGATCTCGTGACGTTGATTGGTATAACAATCGGCGTGGTGACGTTGCTCGTCAATTGGTATTACAAGCACCAGCAGCACAAGCGTGATGAGATCAGGCTGAAGATGCAGCAGGGTGAAGATGTTATTTCCGATTCATGATTGTTTTGGGTCCTTCCTGAGGGTCTGCCCATCACGGGTAATTCGAACCGCGCTTTTTTTCTAGATTTGGAGTCCTATAGGGGGTTCCGGTTCCGGGTCTTCTTTCTTCTTTCTTTTGTTTATTGGTGGTGAGTAATGGCGAAGCTAAGCAAAAAAGAGAAAGCGGCAACGCGGCTTGAATTACAGAACCCTGAATACGCCGGGTTAACTGGTCAAGAGAAAGCGTTGCAGTACAATGCGAGCACAGTGGCCTCGACGCGATTTGTCTCGGGCGCTGAGATGATTGCAGTAATCAGCGCAGCTGATCTGGCTAATTTAACGTTGGATCAAAAAACCAATCTGTTACTACTTCGAGATGAGGAAGTAGACCTGGACACAGCCGAAGGGATTGCAAAAGTTGAAACCGTTTTTTTTAGCGAATCATCTGCGTATGTGAAAGTGATTGCGCTCAAGAACATCACTGTTAAAAAATTCAAACAGATTACCCATGCTGATGTTCAGGAGGTGCTTAAGTAATGGCGCAGGATTTAGGGCAAGACTTTAGCACACACGGCGTATTAACAGCCGTTGCTGGGTTGGCGGCGGTAGCGGCTGGCGCAGTTGATGACGCAACAGAAATGAATTTTAATGAGGCGAATGCACCTCTCGCCATTGCTTTAGAATGCCGCATGGCGATGGGCGCAGGGTCGCCGGATGGAAATCAGCAAGTATTGATTCACTGCCGGTGGGCGTCTACCGCTGGGCAGCCCGATGATGCCGATAACATTAAGCAAACGTATGCGATATCAGTGCCTACGGCATCAGTTAATTTCGATGCAAATTTCAGGGTGCCCATTATATTACCGTACTTGACGATACGTGTTGAGAATGATCAGGTTGCAGGGCCGACGGCAACGCCTACGCTTAAATACGGGGAAATCTTCGGCAATCAAGCATGACCATTAGCATACCCGGCTGGGATGAGATCTGGGGTGACCCTAATCTAGCGATAGGAAAACAACCCACCAGTGACGTTGTCTTAAACGACGGTGTTTCTCCTCGGCCCTTAGATTTCCTGTACCTACTGCGAAGAAACGTATTAGATCTAACAGGTAAGACAAAGCTTGCCAGCGAAGGAGTCGCGCCGCCTTACGATGTTGATGTTGATGGGCATCATGGCCTGTTTGATTCAAGCGGCATCTGGAACGATGATTCGGCTTATAACAAGGCGGTAACTGATTATACAGTCTTTGCGATTGGCACTTATCATTCGGGTGGGAAATATTGCACAGTTCAGGAAATCAACACTGGTAGTAATAAACCCGAGCAGATTACTTTAGGCTCTAGCGGCTCATCAGTCCGCATCGGTTATCGGGGCAGAAACGGTAGTACGTATTGGTCACGGTTGAGCGATACAGCATTTTCTGATGGTGATCTTGTTGTGATGGTTGGTCTTCGTCGTGGTGACGAACTACGGCTATTCGTCAGCGGCAAAGATGAAGGGACAACGAGTGGGATTCATGTGGACTCGTGGAGGGCCGAAGCAATTGTTTTGGGTGGCTCGCACAAAGGGTCGGGCGGCTGGAACTACGATTTAAACGGTAATATATATACAGCCGGTGGATTCGAGGGTGCCTGGTCTGATGCTCAGGCGTTGGCGTTTACGCGTGACCCTTATCGTTATTTGTTTAGTACGCGGAATATTTCACCTGCGCCGGGTGTTGCGCCTGCAGCCGGTGGATCGCTAACCGCCAGCGCAGCATGGCGAATCTTAAATCAGCATGAGCAAGATTCAGCGTATAAGATCAAAGCGAAATCCGCGGTTGATTCTGCATACAAGGTATTCGGGCAAACCGCGCAGTCATCTGCATGGCGACTGTTTTCGAGTATTGGGGAGGATTCAGGGTGGAAGATAAAAGGCCAGCTATCACATAACAGTGCATGGAAAACCTTTAACCAGACCGCACAAGGTTCGGCCTGGTCGATCTTTAATCAGCAAGACTCAGATTGTGCGTGGAAAGTGTTTGGCTTGGCGCAAGTCGATACTGATTGGCGTATTTTAAATAGCTCACTGATGCAGGATACTGCGTGGCGGATTCTTGCGAGTAATCAGGCATCGCAGCCAATCGCGTGGAAAATTATAAACACGCTGCAGCAGGCGTCTGCTTATCGATTATTGACGCAGGCGGTACAGGATTCTGGTTGGGCGGTGCTTAACCAGCTGTCACAAGACTCAGGCTGGGCGCTGCTCAACACCACGCAACAGCAGGCGCTGTGGAAGATTCTGGCAACAGAACAGGCCGGCAGTGCTTACAAAATATTAAACAGCGCCAGCGTTGATTCATCCTGGCGTGTGCTCGCACAACAGTTACAGGCAAGTGGTTGGCGGATATTCACTACTGCCGAGATTGATTCGGCGTGGATGGTTGATGGCGTGTTGGTCGTGCCGATCACCAGCATCGAATTCACCGCGAGTCAACGCGACATCATCATATCCGCAACGGAACGAACCATAATATTCACAGGATAGGTAAATAAAATGCCAGCAACATTACAGTTTAATCTTACAGGCGGTGCGGCTAATTCCGATCCAGGCGCTTCATTGGGTGGTGTGCACTCAAGTGTGCAGGTAAGCGCTACAGCGCTGAATAACATATTTGACGATGTGTCGCCTGCTGAAGCATCAGCCGGTGATTCAGAGTATCGAGCCATCGACGTGCAGAACGTTGGCGATGCCATCGCCTCGGGCGTTGAAATCTATATGAGCACAGAAACATCAAGTGCTGATACACAGATCGATATGGGGGCTGTAGCAGCGCCCATCGATAGCACCGAGTCTGTTGTTGATGAGAGTACTGCGCCAGCAAGTGTGACATTTGCACACCGCGTAACAGGAGCAAGGCTTGCGTTGCCTGATATTGCAGCCGGAAGCTATTGTCGTGTTTGGCTCCGCCGTGTGGTCGGTGTTGGGGCAACCAATACTGGTAGCGACCAGGGAACGCTGGCGGTTGATTTCGCCTAATGTCTGACTTCCTGCTCATCACATTTAATGAGGGCGGCACGGGTTATATCAACGCTGACTTTCAAGATAAGAATAAAACATCTCAAGTACCAACATCGGCGCGGTACCGCATTGATTGTAAGACGAACAGTGTCGAGGTCTTAGATTGGACGGCGATTGCAAATCCGCAGTCGGTTCATGAGATCACGATAACCTCAGCCGACAATGCAATCATCGATCAAACACAAGAAGTAGAGACAAAAGAGATCACCGTTGAAGCAACGTATGGTGCCGGGGATGTGATACCGGGGCAGGTTGCATACGGTGTGAAGAACCTAAACAACTATCCATAAGGTTCCGGGGTCCCTGGCACAACACCACCAACCACGGGTAATTGGAACCGTGGAAAGTACAAAATATTCAGGCTTCTTAGCGCCTCGTTGACAGGCATTAAGCCATATAGCCAAGTATAGTTAGTACGTCTTGCGGTACGCGCCCTGTGATGATCAGGAGCTTTCGCCATACGCCGTAGGGAATTTTTCGCGCGCCGCTTTTATATTCGCGGATTCGCCGGTCGCTAGAGAGCCCCAATAGTGGGGCGAGTTTTGCATCACTACCATATTCAGGAAAGTGCTGTTGTAAGTGTTTAAAGTAGGCGTCGACCACGTCTTTATGTGGTGGTTCCCAGCCTTCGTGCTCACGCAATAGATGTGTGCGCGGGTAATCATCTTCGTTGATGGTCTCCTGAGGTGGGTAGTGTTCCGCCTTCAGGTTTTGTTTAAGTGTTTTAATAGCGGCTTTAGTGGCCTCATCAAATATAATTTGTTGCTGATCACTTATGCCAGGTAGATCAATTTTCATAACTGTTTCCTTTTAGTTAAAAAAAAGGTGGGGCCTTGTGGCCCCTCCCTTTACCGTGGTGACAGCTCGATAGATCGAACGTCAGAAACACGGATGTTGACCAAGCTCAGTGTCCCGGTGGCTATCCTTTCCCAGTGGCCTTGGTTGTAAATATTAAGCAAGGCATAAAAAAGGTAGTCCGGTAAGAGAATGTCCGTTCTTTCCACTTTAATCCCGATGTGTTCTTTGTAAAACACTCGGGTGGGAAGTCCAACCATTCTCCCTGAACCCCGTCGAACTAACCAGAAATGTGCATTTGGAAAGTTCGTCCGTATGGTCGCTACATCTGAAAGTTTCATCTCGTTCACCTTCGGTGGCATCGACTAGCCGCCTCTGTAACGAGTGGCTTTCTGCGTGCCACCATGTTTATTATAATAGGCGCATTGCGCCTAAGTGTCAAGTAAAACAAAGCGAATAATCATAAAAGTTTTTAGGTTTCTAAAGGTCTTTTTATAAATCGTCTGGTAATTAAAAAGCTTTGTATTGCAGTCTGGCCAAGCCTTAGCAGGTACAGGCGAGCGGTTAATTTTTCGATCTAACTATATCTAGCGCGGGGCGGGGTTTTTTGTACCGCCTCTTAGAATTCCGCTAGTCGAGTGTGTAAATGCCAACCCAGCTAGAAATTGCTAAGCATCTCGATTTTGTTGATGACCGCAGCGTGCGTGAGGTGCTGCCTAAAGTCGCACGGCAAATCGGCATTGATCATGAAGCTGATGAAAAGTGGTTTCAGACTGCCTCAATGGACCAGATACGTGTTGGCTATGTTCGGCATATGCGTGAGGTGGCGTCCGGGCGCGGTGATCAATACGAGTTAACCCGTGAGCGTACGCGTCTGGTTAAAGAGCAGGCGGATGCTGAAGAGCGCAAGAATTTAGAGGCTGATCTTGTTGTCCGTCATATCGATGTGCTCACTGCAGTGCTTTCACAAACGAGCGTAAAAATAGCAGCCAAGCTTGAGGCTATCCTCGTGCGTATTAAGCGTGAAGTGGGTGACTTGCCGCCTAAAGCGCTGGAAATAATCGAAACAACCATTATCGACGCAAGGAACCAAGCCGAAGCGATGGAGTTAGATTGGGAATACTTTGATGAGATGGAAGAAGCTGCGCGAGGCGGTGAAGAGGGGTCTAGCAGCCCTGAAAGTACCGGAGCCCTTGAGGGCGTCGCAGTGGATGGAAAAGCACTTTTACCTGGTAGCTGAGTCTTCCTATGTAGAACAAGAGTGGCGTTCATTTCCATATCAGTCCGGCATCATCGACATGATGGGCATGGATGCGATTGAAGATTTCGATTGCATCAAATCTGCCCGCGTTGGTTACACCAAAATGCTGGTGGGTGTGCTCTGCTACTTCGCGCAGCACAAGCGCCGTAACTGCGTTATCTATCAGCCGACCGATGGTGACTCAGACGATTTCTGTAAAGATGAAATTGAACCCGCACTGCGTGATGTAAAGATCATGCGCACCGTGTTTCCTAACACGCTGCTAAAGCATAAAGACAACACCCTTCAGAAAAAAAGGGGGTTAGGTGTCGCCATCCACATGAAGGGTGGCACATCCGCAAAGAACTATCGCCGCATTTCGGTTGATGTTTCGGCGATGGATGAGCTAGATGGCTTCGTTCAGGATGTTGACAAAGAAGGTAGCCCGCGCCTGCTAGCAGGTAAGCGCACCGAGGGTGCGACCTTTCCAAAGAAAATACGTGGTTCTACCCCAAAGATAAAAAACTTCTCGATGATCGAGGCAGGGTGGAATGAGGCTAAATTACAGTTAAGGTTTCGGGTGCCTTGCCCCCACTGTGGTGAGCGCATCACCCTGCAGTGGGGCGGTAAAGATAAGCCCTATGGTTTTAAGTGGATCGACGGTGATCCCGCAACCGTTCAGCACCTCTGCAGCAAGTGCACCACGCTATTCAGTCAGTCTGATTACATCAGCGTATCAAAGCAAGGCCGCTGGCAGTCGGATAGTGGTACCTGGTTTGATGAAGCGAATCAGGTATTCAGAAATGCACAGGATGAAGAGGTGCCCGCGCCGATATCGGTGGCCGTGCATGTCTGGACGGCCTACAGCCCGCAAACCACGTGGGTCAAGATTGTTACTGAATTCATTGCTGCCAACAATAAATCGAGCGCAGGAGATGACAGTGAATTAAAAACCTTCATCAACACCACTCTTGGTGAAACATGGGAAGCGGAGGTCGAAGAGACCGACGAAAGTGCGCTCATGGAGCGTGCTGAAGATTACCCGATTGGCGTTGTACCTATGGGTGGCTTGGTATTGGTCGCTGGTGTGGATGTTCAGGGTAATCGTTTTGAGGTTACCGTCTGGGCAATTGGCCGCAATGAAGAGATGTGGGCGGTTGCCTACAAAGTCATTGACGCCAACCCGGCGGTTGAAAGCGAGTGGAATAAACTCGCTGAATATCTTGATGAACCCATACCGCATGCAACGGGTGCGATGCTTAAAATTGAGGGTTCAGGTGTTGATACCGGCGGGCACTTCACTCACCAGACATACATATTCTGTCGTGAAAGAGAAAAAAACACTTATGCCCTAAAAGGCGACAGCCAGCCCGGTAAGCCGATTAAGGCGCGGCGCTCGTGGGTAGATATCAATCACAACGGGCGCGTTATTAAGCGTGGTGTAAAGCTCTGGTTTGTCGGTGTTGATACGGTTAAGGATTTGATCTTCGGTCGGCTGGGTGTCACCGAGCCCGGTCCCGGTTACATCCACTTTTCCAAGGAGCTGCCAGAAACTTTCTATAAGCAGCTAACGGCAGAGGTGCGCATCATGGAGCGCACCAGAGCTAGAGAGCAATATAAGTGGGTTAAGAAAACCGCCGGCATCCGAAACGAGGTGCTTGATTGTACTGGCTACGCGTTGTTCGTTGTTGAGAAGCTAGACCTTCGTGGTTATTCACAGAAAAAGTGGGACAGGCTGGAGGCGGCAATACAGCCCGCCACCACCGATATGTTTGCAGGTCCACAACCAGCCCCGGTCGGTATTGGTAACCCAGAAAAACAGACGCCACGAACCGGTGGTAATCAAGGTAACGACTGGATCAAAACAAGCCCTGGAGGCTGGATTTAATGTCATCCGTAACAGAAGCGCAAACAATGGTAAGTCACTACACCGCTGCAGAACTGAAGGCGTTGGAAGGGCAGAGCTACACTATTAATGGCCGCTCTCTAAATCGTTCTAATCTCACTGAGATTCGTGCGGGGCGTCGTGAGTGGGAGAATAAATTACGTGATGCTCAGGCTAGAAGTAAAGGTGGCTCCAGCTTATTTTCAGTAGTGGATTTTCGCGGATGAATGCTATTGAGCGAATCATAGCTGCCGTCTCGCCCGGTTGGGCGGTTAGTCGTGCAAGCGACCGGCGCGTGCTGGCTGCATATGAAGCGGCAACCCCGTCACGCTTGCGTAAATCCAAAGCCGATAACGCCAGTGGTGATGCGGTGGTGGGTAAATCTGGCGCTGCATTGCGGGGTTATGCGCGACAGCTTGAGCAGAATTATGATCTAGCACAGGGCGTGCTCGATACCTTGGTAGACCGTGTCGTGGGGCCTCGTGGTATTAGCTGGGAGCCGTTACCAAAAAATACCGATGGAACACTCCATGAGGATTTTGCAAAAGAGTTAAAAAAGGTTTGGAAGGAAATAGCGCCAACCCTTAATGTCACGTGGGATCTGGATGACGTTGAAACAGAGCGCTTGGCGGCGCGCACGTTGTTTCGTGATGGTGAATTCCTGGTGCAGTTTCTTGAGGGAAATATTCCGGGGCTAGACCATGGCAGTATCGTACCGTTCTCAATTGAGCTAATCGAGTCTGATCTACTGCCGTTTGATCTGAATGACGAAAAAAAAGGAATCACGCAAGGGGTGGAGCGCAGCGCATGGCTTCGCCCGCGGGCTTACCATCTGCTTAAGCAGCACCCGGGTGGCATGTCTTCACGCTGGGATTTTAACACCAAACGAGTGCCTGCAGAAAAGATGCTGCACCCTAAAATCATCGGGCGTCTTGGGCAGGCTCGCGGGGTTTCAATTTTTTCATCAACCATTATTAGAATTGAAGATTTAAAAGACTATGAAGAGAGTGAGCGTGTTGCGGCCAGAGTGGCGGCGGCGTTAACGGGCTTCATCAAAAAAGGCACGCCAGATTTATATAATGAACCTGATGATGGCAACGCACAGCGCATGATTCACATGCAGCCGGGCATTATTGCTGATGGCTTAAAGCAGGGTGAAGACATTGGCACTATTGAGAGTAACCGGCCATCTGCATTGTTAACGCCTTTCCACTCCATTATGACGCGCCGTGTGGCTGCGGGTACCCGTACTAACTTCAGTAGCATAGCCAAAGAATATAACGGTAACTATTCATCAAGAAAACAAGAGCAGGCAGAGGCTACAGTCGGTTATGAAGGCTTAACAAGGTTTCTGGTTGGGAAGTACTCACGTCCTATTAAACAGCGCGCTATACAGGTTGCAATCATCTCGGGGCGTTTAAAGCTACCGCCAGATTTAGATATTTCAACATTGTTTGATGCGGAATTTAGAGGGCCGGTGGTTCTGTCGCTCGATGCAGAGAAAGATGCAAAAGCTCGCAGAGAGGCTGAACGTGCGGGGCATAAATCGGCTCAGCAGAATATTAGAGATGCAGGTGGTGACCCTGAAGAGGTTCGTAGCCAGAATAAATCATGGCGTGAAAAAAATGATAAAGATGGCTTGGTATTTACCACTGATCCCAAATACGACAATTTAAATATGATCGAAGCCCCGGCACAGTCTGGGGCTTCTTCGTTAAAGCGTAATGACAACGAAGACGAAGACGAAGAGGAAGACGACGATGCCAGCAGCGATTAAAGCCCCCTATCAAATAGTAGCCAAAGGCGCTAATCAGCCTGAAGCTGAGATGCGTATCTTTGGTGATATCGGCGAAGATTTTTGGGGGGAAGGCATTACTGATGAGCGGGTTGCTGCTGATCTTGATGCGCTGAATGATCAGGATCTTCGTGTGAGAGTTAATTCCTACGGTGGTTCTGTTGCGATGGGATTGGCGATTGCCAATGCGATATCAAACTATGCGGGTAAAACTACGGGTGTCATTGAGGGGGTTTCAGCATCTATCAGTTCAATGATCCCTCTGGCTTGTGACCATGTAGAGATTGCAGATAACGCGCGAATGATGGTCCATGGCCCTCATGCTGGTTCATATGGATTCTCAGATGATCACCGTGAAGCAGCTGATATGTTGGATGGTTTTGCTGATGCGATGTCTCGGCTTTACATCAAAAAGACTGGTAAGTCTGCTGATGAAATCATGGGTCTACTAACGGACCGAAAAGATCACTGGTTCGGCGCTGAAGAGGCGCTGGCGTTTGGTCTTGCTGATGAGATCACTGAAGGCTTGCGTGTCGCCGCTCACGGCTTTATGCAGTCACGTTTTGCTCCTTCGGCAATTGCAGCCTTTGGTGAAAAACCCCTTTCCCAATTATTCGATGGAAAACAAAGTTCGACAACAGCGGCGGTCGCTGCTAACAACCCCCAACCAGAAGAGGTAGAAGAAATGCCAGATGCATTAGACAAAGATGATAAGGCGGCCAAACCAAAGGTCGTCGCTAAAACAACTCAGGTAGCTGATCCGAATGTGCCAGCAGCACGCAGCGAGACTGAAGTGCTCGCTGCCAACGACAAGCGCATTGGTGATATCCGCGCTGCCTTCCAGCCCTTTGCAGCGCATGAAGGCGTTCAGGCGTTGCTTGATGGCTTTGTGGGTGACAGCAACATTACAGTAGAGGTAGCCAATAATAAACTGCTGGCGCATCTTGGTAGTGGCACTGAACCGTTGGCGCGTTCACCGCACATCGAGCATGGTGAAGACAGTGCTGATAAGCAGATTAAAGCATCAATGGATGTGTTGTTGGTGCGTGCGGGTGTGCATAACATGCGGGGTAATGGTCAAGATGCCGTGGCAATTAACCTTTCCGGTAATGATTTTCGCGGTGCTACGCTGATGGATCTGGCGCGTGCATCATTACAGCGTGCGGGTGTGAATGCAAAAGGGATGGACAAGCGTGCCATAGTGGCGGCGGCTTTTCAGTCGACCAGTGATTTCCCTGTGTTGCTTGAAAATACCATTCATAAAGTGTTGTTGCAGGCCTATGTGACAACGGCAGATACCTGGTCCCGTTTTTGTAAGGTGGGCTCGGTTTCAGATTTTCGCGCGCACAATCGTTACCGTACAGGGTCAATTGGCAACCTGGATTCGCTGAATGAGAATGGTGAGTTTAAGCACAAGGCGATTCCAGATGGTGAGAAATCAAGCATCACGGCTGGCACCAAGGGTAATATTATTGCCATTACCCGTGAGGCGATCATCAACGATGATCTGCAGGCGCTAACAGACCTTGCGCAGATGTTGGGCCGTGCATTCCGCCGCACCATCGAATCTGCTGTTTATGCATTGTTGGCAGAAAACTCAGGTATGGGGCCATTGCTTGCAGACGGAAAGGCAATATTTCATGCCGATCATAATAACATCGGCGCGGGTGCTGCCATTTCAATGGCATCACTTGAGGCTGATAGTGTGTTGATGTCAGCGCAGAAAGACGTTAGTAATAATGACTTTCTTGATATCTCACCCGATGTGCTGTTGGTGCCTAAGGGTCTACGAGGAACTGCACGCACAATTAACGAGGCGGAGTATGACCCAGACACCGCCAATAAGCTGCATAAGCCCAACATCTCACGCGGTATGTTTAGTGACATTGTTGATACCCAGAGAATGACTGGCACACGACGTTACGCGTTTGCTAGCGTTAACGATGCGCCGGTTATTGAGGTCGCGTTCCTTGATGGCGTTCAAGAGCCGTACATTGAAACCAAAGACGGTTGGAGCACTGATGGTGCGGAGCTGAAAGTCCGGGGTGACTTTGGTGTGGCGGGTATCGATTACCGCGGCGCGGTAACTAACGCAGGCGTTTAATCAATAGCGCTTAATGATGGCCGCTTTCGGGCGGTCTATCCCTAATTAAAATCGAGGAAATTAAAAAATGGCAAATAACCATGTATATAGCGGTAAGCGTCTCACCTACACAAATGGCGGTTCGGCAATTGCCTCGGGTGCTGTTGTTGTAGTTGGTGCGCTTGTTTGTGTAGCGTTAGGCGCTATCGCTAGCGGCGCTGTAGGTGAGTTGGCTGTTGAGGGTGTATGGAATCTACCCAAGCTTGATGCGGCAGTGATCGCACAGGGTGAAGAGGTTGTGTATGACGTATCGTCGAGTTCGTTTGATGATAATGCAATGACCCCTGCTGCTGGTGATGTTTCAAATGCTTGTATTGCCTGGGAAGGTAAGGGTGCCACTTCTGGCGAAACCATCCAGGTGAAAATCAATGTAGGTGTTGGCACGGTCGCATAAGCGGCAGTCTGATAACCCGCAAGCCCTGAATCCTCAGGGCTTGCATTAACCAAAACCAACTAAGAGGAAAGAAACAATGCGAATCAGTCGTATGCTTTCACTCGTCTGCGCGATGCTGGCGAGTTGTTTAATCTTCTCTGGTTCGGCAGTGGCGGATTCTCCGCCGTTGTTCGAGCTGGATGCTATGCAAACGGTAATGGATGGCAAAGCAACGCCAGCCACAGCCCATGTGGCGCGTGAAACGCTAATCGCAAGCGATGGCCTAACCCAGCAGTGTAAAAGCTGCCGCAGTCAAGACGTAAGCGCTCAGGGGGTAGCGTTGCCCTCGGGCAATAACGGCCCGATGTTGACCCTGTTAGCCATCGCACGAGAAACCGATAAATCGACCGCAAATATCAAAGCCTGTAATACCTGCCGCAGCAAATCGAAAGGTGCCTCGGAGGTCGCCTTCCATCGACCGTGGGCGTGGCTAGCAGTTAAATAAACAAGCAATCAGAAGGGCCGGGCTAATGTCCGGCCTTTCTCATAGGGGTGGTGATATGGCGTTTGAAGAGGATATGTCTGTTTTCTTTGATGAGGAAGTTTTTGCAGATAAAGCCATCATCACACCAAAAGGCATCACGCATCCATCGAATAAGTCGGTGGAGGTTAGTGTCATCGCTGAGCAGCGTTATGTAGAAGGCACAAAGGTAGACGGCTACCGCTGGACGATCCAGGGTGATAAATCTGCTTTTGATGCGAAGGGTATCGGTTTCGGTGCGATGGTGACATTGTATAAAAACGACGGTTGTAAGTTGGTTGAGAAGGATATGGAGATCAAAGATCGTGAGCCGGAAGAGTCTGATAATGCCATGACGATGTGGGTGTTGCAGTAGGTGGGTGCATTTACCTTCAGGGTTGATGGTAATTTTGTTGATGTTCGGCGTTATATGAAGGGCATCGAAGCGGGTCTTAGAAAAGATGCGGTAGTGCCTGCTGTTAATAAAACAGCTGCGAGGGTAAAAACGGCGGTTGTCAGGCAAATATCAAAGGAAGCAGGCTCTAAACAAAAGCCTTTGAGAAAGAAGATAGTCGTCATCAAGGCGCGTAAGGGGTCGAGCGCAAGGGCTCGTAACTTCGCGACGGTGGATGCTAGTGAGGCGAAGTCGATTAATCTAATTGAGTATGTTCGTCCAAGTCAGAGAAAAACTAACTTTTTTAATAAGTCCTCAAGAACTAAGCGTGGTGAGAAAAAGTACAAGGCGAAGGGTGTTATTGCCACGGTAGGAAAGAAGCGTAAGACCTATGGCGGTGCATTTATAGGCACTGCTAAAGGCGGTGATCTAAAGGTGTTCCGCAGAATTGGCAGGCGTAGAGACAAGATCACGCAAGTGCCTGGGCCGTCGCCGGGTGCGTATTTTAAAAGGCCAGCGACACATGCATTTATGAGGAAGGTGGCTGAAACCCATTTTCCAGTTGAATTGAATCGCGCTGTGAAAATGGTGATCGCCAGAGAGGCGCGTAAAAACAGATAGGGTGTTTTGGGTAATGGCAGACCACAGAGAAAAACAAGTTATCGATGCTTTTATTTCGACAATTACTGGCCTCGCAACTGCTGGTAATAATGTAGAAGCTGAGCGTGAATTCTCATGGGGTGATGATGTTTCTCATGCCATACAGATAGACCTCGGTCCTGATGATCCGTCTGGTGACAGTGAGCAGTCTTGGCCCCTTGTTGCCAGCTGGACAACGCTGGCTGTCAGGCTTATTCATAAAGGCAGTAAGGCCGATGCATTGGGCGCACTTACGCTCATGCGGGCAGAGGTCGAAGTCGCGCTGATGGCGTACCACGCAGCGCAGACTAATCCGCTCGGGTTAGCTTTCGTCTCCGACATTCGAGAAATCGGTGCTGGTCCAGTGAGTACCGACGAGTGGGACGCAACAGAATCAAACCGTACCATCACCTGGCGCATCCGGTATACCCGTTCGCAATTTGATCCAACTCAATAAAGGAATCAATCATGGCAGAAGAGAAAAAGCCGTTGCAGCTGCAGCCGGCAGGGGTTCGCTTTGTCGGACCCAAGGCGGTAGAGGCAGAGAAGGCGTATAAGACTGCTGAGTCTAGGAAGTTAAAAGCGGCTGAATCTCGCATTGAAAAAGCGAATGCGAAACCTTTGAACCCTGGGCAGGCTGCGCAACCCATAACAGAGGAGGCCACCAGTGCTGACCAGAAAAAGAACGATTAGATGTGCAATCGAGGCGGTTAAAAATGTCGCTGAAACACTAACAGCTGCCGATGCCATTACCGCTGAAAATATCAATGTTGCATTAGCCAATGAAAAGCGCATTGAGCCACCTGCCGTAGGGGCTGATATGGCGGCGGCTAAGTCGCTGTTTGTCAGTGCGCTGGTTGAGGTGACGTTTGATCTGCGCATCAAAGGTGCGGCCGCAGCGTACAGTGCCACGGTGTTGCCTGAGTTAGATGTACCGCTGCAAATCTCGGGTGTTGGTGTCACTGTTGACACCACGCCGAGTGCAGAGAAGGCGACCTATAGCCCTTCCAGCGTGACCAGTACGCATAAAACAGCTACGTTTGAAGTCTATAACGATGGTCTGCTTTATACGATTACAGGTTGCGTTTCTTCGTGGACTGCTGATATCAGCAGTGGTGCGCAGGGTATGGTCTCGTTTACGGTGACTGGGCATTGTACAGGCGTGGTGGACTCTGCTATCCCGGCAGATGCTCCATCGGCAATCGAAGCGCCCAAGGTGATAGGGCTTGGTTTTGATGTTGCTGGTTATGGTGCGGTGATCAGCAGCTTGAAGCTTAAGCCGGGTCTCTCGCCAGTGTGGCCGGATGACATTAATGCGGTCGATGGCTTTGGTGATGCGGTAATCATTGATCGTAAATTCAAAGGTTCATTTGACCCATTGGCAGTGCTAGTGGCCACGCATGACTTCGAAGCTAAGTTCCGTGCCGGTACAGAAATGGCGATTACCACAGGGCTTATCGGTAGTGTTCAGTACAACCAATATCAACACACGTTCGGAAAGGCTTATTACGACGCCATAGGCGGTGGTGACCGTGATGGCATCGCAGCTAATGAAATGGGTTTTGGTGCGTTGCCTGTGTCCGGTGATGATGAATGGGTGTGGGAGTTCAGCTAATGGCAGACGCAAATGATTCAGAAAACTTCGAACCCTTCTGGTTTACGCCGCTTCATTATCAAATTCCTGAGGCGGAGCGTGTCGAGGGTGGGCCTGAGTTTAAAGAAGGTGCGCCACGCTATAAGTTAAAACCGCTCGATGGCATTGAAGTGGCTGATTACATCGGTCGTATCAATGCTAATGAGCGAGGTATGTATGTGTTTAGCTCAGGGGTGGTGGCGAGCCTGATGGTTGGCTTCTGCTCTTCGTGGGAAGGTCTCAAATTTAAAAGTGAGCCGCTTGCGTATGATCTTAAATCGCTCGGTAAAGTGCCGGGGCATGATCTGCACGCTTGTGCGGGTGCGATCATCGATCGCTCATATTTCGCTGAGGACGACCTAAAAAACTAATCACTGCAATCGATGTTCGGCGCAACGCAAAAGACTTTGATTGCAGTACCTGTAAAGAAAAATATTGTGATGCAGAGGGGCGCTATCCCGGCTCATTAGGGCGTGCCCCTTATCCGTTGTGGGAGATAGCGCATCAAGCGCTGGGTGATCAAAAGCTTAAGTTCACAACCTGCCCACTACCCGCTATTACCAGTAAAACAAACTTGTTGCTGATGTTGCATGACAACTACAGGCGCGGGGCATTTTACGATCCAACTAAACCCTACTTCAGGCAGCCCAATTACTACCTGGATGCAATGAAGTTTCTGGAGAATAACCGTGGGTAATCCTGAAGCAAGGTTTGATATCGTCGCTGGGGATAAAACCAGGGCGGCGTTTAAGACCTTTAATGGCAGCCTGAAAACTTCGGGCACCAATGTTAAGCGGCTTACTGCAGGCGTGCTAGGCCTGGTGGGTGTGGGCGGCATTGGTGCGTTGATTAAGGTTAATGCAGATGCGGCGGATTCTAATGCTAAGTTTGCCGACAAGCTGGGTATTTCAACAGAAAAGCTGGCGGGTTTGCGTTATGGCATTGGGCAGATTGCTGGAGATGCCGGTGGTTTTGAAGAGGCATTAACCAAGGCATCTAAAAGGCTGGGTGAATTCAATGCAACCGGTGGCGGTGCTGGTGCGGTCTGGTTAAAGAAACTAAGCCTGGATACGCAGGAGCTTGCGCAGTTAAAGCCTGATGAGCTGTTTTTAAAATATGCGGAGTCGGTTCGTGGGCTGAATGACCGTGGACAGCAGTTGGCGGCCATGTCTGCGTTGATGGGTGATGAGTCGCGTAAGTTCATTACCGTTATTGATGAAGGGCCGGATGCATTGCTCGCTTATGCAGCAGAGGCTGAGGCGTTAGGTATTGCGCTTAATCGTGTTGATACCGCGAAGATTGAAGCGGCTAACGATGCCATCGACCGTTCATCTAAGGTGTTCGCGGGTGTTGGCACGCGCATGGCAGTGGAGCTTGCGCCTTTCTTTGAGGTTGCTTCCAATAATTTTGCAGATCTTGCTGTTGAGAACAATGGTTTTAGAGATCAAATTCTTAGTGGAACAGAGGCCATTGCCATAGGTGTTGGTTACCTTGGTAATTCATGGCGTGGCTGGGAGTTAATCTGGAAAGGCTTAGCGGTCGGTTGGCTTGATTTTCAGTCGGGCACGATGGACGGCCTTGCTGCAATGGATCGTGGCATAACAAGTGTGGCGGATATTCTGCCGGGGCTGGATGCCGCGCCCAATGAAGACCTTCAGAAGTGGGCGATATCGGGCCGTGTTGAGTTAGGTGCGGCACGCGCAGAGCTGCTTGTGTTGGCAAGTGCGCCGATGCCGGTTGACCAGGTAAAGGCGTTTTTTGATACCGTGCGCGCAGAGTCTCAGGCTGCGGGTGAAGAGGTGGCGGCTAAGCGTAAAGCGTTAGTTGAGGGTTTTTCAGGTGGTGAAGAAGGTGGTGATTCTGGTGGTATGACAGCTGCGCAGGAAAAGGCGCTGTCTACTCATCGTCTCTTTCTAGCTGGCCGTATCGAAGCAACCGAGCAAGCTGGAAAGTCTGAGAATCAACGGTTCTTTGAGTCGCTTCAAAACCGAGAGTTGATGCTTCAAGAGGCGCAGGCTCGCGGGGTTGGGTCTGAAGAGCGTAACGCTGAATTGTTGGTTGGGATTACTCAGCAGCGTGAAGCCAAAGTCTTATCGATCACGCGGGCGGCAATCAAGGAAAATGAAAAGGCAGAAAAGGCGCGAGCTAAAGCGCGTATAGGCATCGCAACCGGCATGCTCGGTAACTTGAGTACGCTGATGAACAGCGACTCAAAAAAGCAGTTCGAGTTGGGTAAAAAGGCGGCGCTGGCAGGCGCATTGGTCTCGGGTGCTGAGGCGGTGGTGTCAAGTTACGCAGCGGGTGCAAAGATTGGTGGCCCATGGTTAGGTGCGGCTTATGCGGCAACAGCGGCTATCGCAACCAAGATGCATATCGATGCGATCCGTTCACGCCAGTTTGGTGGTGGCGGTGCTGTTAGTGGTGGCGGTGGTGCGGGTGGCGGTGCGCAGCCTGTTTTTAATGCGGACCCGATTTCGGGTTTGCCGTCTCAGCAGCAACAGTCCGGGGCGGTCTCTAATATCTATATCCCCGATTTGCCGCCGTCTGGCAATGTCTCTGTTGAGATGGTGGATGCAATGCTGGATGCGATTGAAGACCGAATCAAGAATGGCGATAAGGTGATTATCCATCGTGGTTCTAGGCAGGCTCAGGAGATATTGGCTGCGTAATTAGATGTTTTGTTTCGTGGCGTCAACTCGTTGCATAAATGAGTGGAAGCCGCGGATCGCGGCGCTTGCCTTATCCGCTGTAAAATCGCCATCGGCATACGTTCCAGCAAGGTTCAGTCTTACTTTCACAGATTGTGATGAAAGTAATTTCTCTATAAAGGTGCGTGTAGTGAGAAAGCGTTTGCTTGATGTGTCGCTAATGATTCCGCCTGTGGTGGATATCTCATAGTCGGTTAAACTGTTTGCAGCGCTTAGCGATGTTATTTCGCCGTCGATATTGAAGAGTAGGCTATTGTTATTTTCGATTCGTTCTAGTCCGGAAACCGTTGCAGTGATCACAATCTTATCTTTCAGTTTTGTGTTCCAGAAAAGCCCTAATTGAATTGCGCTGCCGCTGAAAGTATCGGTGCTTCCATAGACAAGTCCTGGTTCCATTGATAGCTCTGTTGACCCGTCAAACGTTGATTCTGTCTGTCGGATGTTGTTCGGCATGCCAGCCATGCAGCCAATTAGCATGCTAGCAAGCGCTACCGTTATCAGTTTTTTCATTGCAATGGTCTCGGGTTGTGGTAGTGCTATTCTTGGTCTTATCGGGTTCATCTGTCAATGTGAAAAATCATCTCGTTATAGTTCGGTCTAAATTACTGATAAAAATCAACCACTAAACCCGCTTCGGCGGGTTTTTTACTTTGTGCCCTTTGGGTATTGCCCGGAATTCAATGACCACACTCACCTTTTTTGCTAAACGAAACATCGTTACTGCGCCTTACCTGGTCGCGGGTGCTGATATATCGGCATCGGATGTTGATAATTCGTTCGACAGCGTTACTACTGATCTCTCAGGCATTGCTGATGATTATTGGCTGTATGTGTTGGCGGGTGCTAATGCTGGCTGGCACCAGGTGGTGACTGCGCTCACCAATAAAATCACCACCACCTCTGTGCTTGTTACTGAGGCTGCTGGTACCAACATCACGCTCGATGGTTATGAGCATGGTCAGGGCGCGCAGTACCAGCTTGAGACGGCATCGCAAATGATCATGGATACCGAGGTGCCAATTGGCCCACGTCCAAAGCGGGCGCTTAACGGTACGCCTGAAACCATCATCCATCGCATTGATACTTTATGGGATATTCAAACCGGCATCATCATGCCTGAGGATGTGAAGTATTGGGATGAATTCAAGCGCTCGGTATTGGGTGGTGAAACTTTCACGCTAGATCCTTACGGTACCATTGCTGTGCCTGTTGATCCTGTATCGGTAGTGCTGGATGTTCGCTCGCTCAAGTTGGAGCGTGTGCAAAACTCACAGATGCGCCAGCTTTCATTCAAGGCGCGTGAAATCTAATGCGCGCAGATTCCCTTGCCTTAATCGATGCTAATGCAGCCAACGAAAAAGAGCCTCGTTATCTAATCGTTCAGTCTTTGGATGATGCGGATACCGATCTGCTTTACTTGCCATCGCACGATGATGTTGCGTTGCCCGGTGGTGGCACGGTGCTCACGGGTTTAATTGAAGGGCTGTCGGCTACCAGTCAAAAACTTAACCCGGATCAGGGTCGTGCAGAAATCGGCTCGATTAATTATAAGATTGTCGATGTAGATGCGCAGCTCACTATCTATCTAAGCACCAAATATGGCTTTGGCTATAGTATTTTTGGTAAACGCACGCAGGTCTATTTCGGTTACAAAGGTTTTGAGTGGGCTGATTATGTGCTGGTGCAAACTCAGCAGGTAAGCAGTAATGAATATCACGATGGTATTTACTCAGTGGGTTGTCATGATATTCAGCGTGCCACGCGTAAGGATATTTTCGAGCCTAAAAAAACCAAACTAACCGCCCAGATACTGGCCTCAGATACGGTCGATGGTGCTGGGTCGCCGATACCGTTTACCTTGTCTGCTGTCAGTACCGCTGAGTTTGAGATGGTGGCGCACGGCAGCAGTTATTCTGACGCGCCCAATCTAACGGTTGGTTATCTGCGCATTAAAGATACCTTTATCCGTTACAACGGAAAAACGGCCGGTGAATACACAGGTTGTGTGGTGGTGTTTGGCACTCGTATGGAAACGTTTGATGCCGGTGAAGATGTCGAAGAGGTTATCTACCTTGAGATGCCAGCGCCAAAGCTTGCCTATGCCGTGCTCACGGGTATTCTGCATAATCAGGGCGGCGCTACGTTGCCGGCGCATTGGCATTTGGGTATTGATCCCTCGCTGGTGCGACTTTCTGACTTTACCAGTCGAATCGATTGGTGGGATGGAAACAACGACAGCGCAACCATTCCGCTGCGTTTTTGGGGTGAAACCAGAACCGATGGTAAGCGGTTTTTAGAAGAGCAAATCTACCTGGTAATGGGCGCGTATTCGCCAGTTTATGCCGATGGTGCGTTGGGCTTTCGTAGCATGGTATCGATCATCCCGAATGCGCCTACTGCGTTAGAGTTGAATACTTCTAATGTGGAGAGTTATGGGCCGCTGAAGCATGACTATTCATCGCTGCACAATCAGATTCGAATTCTCTGGAGTTGGGATCCTATAAAAGAAAAATTTGCGCGCGATAATCTACTGATTGGCGCTAATAGCATCGGGCAGCACGGCCCTTCAGATGTGTTAACCATTGAGGCGCGAGGGCTGCACGGATCAATCCATGCCGAAGAATTTCTTAACGTTCGTTTTAATTCCATCGCGGATCGTTACCTTAATCCGCTTGAGCGCATTAAGCTTGTTATTCGTTTTGGTTTGAATGGTATCGAGATCGGCGATGTACCGCGTGTGAGCCTTGATGAAGTGCGAGACTTCGTGAGCAATGAGCCGCTTAGGCTATACCGCGCGATGGAAGTGCAGCAAGTGCGGGTGGACTGGCTTAATGGTGGGCTGAGTCTGGATCTGTTTGGCTCTACTAGCCGTGGTGAAACGCTGTCGTTGGCGTCTACTGCGGTGCTGCCAGATGCGCATTACATCGAAAATTCAAACGGTGAAATAGATTTAAAAGCGTACCTGGATAATAGGTATGGTGCCGGTGTTGTTTTTGATGACGTAACGACGCCGGGTGTTGGGCATTTTATCGCTGATTGTGAATTGCCTGGTGCGGCGCTGATGAGTGATGCGCTTTATTACTATGATGGCTCGCTGCATGTTGATGGTGGTGTGGTGGTCACAATCACAAAGAACGTGTGGTTGCGCCGTCGTGGGCACTTGCAGATTGATGGTGAGATTGATGGTGTTGGGCGGGGGCTGCCCGGGTCGCCTGCCTATACAGAGGTGCCTTCTGACGCAGAAGAAAGGGCTAATGTGCTGAATGGTGTTGGTGTTGCTGGTTATTTTGGTGCGACGCATGCGGGTGGCTTTTTATCGAAAAGTGATCCTACATTTAATTTTACATCGGGTTTATTGCATTCGAATAACTCGAGGTCTCAGGGTAGTTATGATATTCCCTATGCGGTTCCACCGTCGGTGGTCACGGTTAAAACTCTACCTAGATATGAGATAGCTTATGTTGATGGGGTTCTCGTTGGGATGCCTGATAATCTAATGGGTAGTGCAGGAGGGGGGGGTGGTGCAGCTATGCGCCGTCCTGCTGGTAGCACTTTTGTTGTACTACAGCCTGGTGGAGATGGTGGGGCTGGCGGCGCTGGCTTTATTTCTGAGGGGCGAGGGGTGTCTTTTGGCGCAAGTGGGCGTATTGATTTAAGTGGTGCCTCCGGTGCGCCTGGTGTGTTGGACGCTACTTATCAGATGTATTCAAGCGGTGGTGCGGGCGGTGCTCCTGGGGGCTGGCTTGACATTGAAGACGGTGATAGCCCGGTGGTTGCGCTGGGGAGATTTATCGCTAACCAGGGAGTTACGCCTGTTAGTGGTAATCGTGTAACGGCAAACCCGTGGAGCTTTACACCCGATCATTTTCATCAGGTTGATTTTAATGACGTGGATCTGCCTGTTTCTAGTTTTTTCCCTGGGTTCAATGGTGCAATTGATCAGTCTAAAGAGGCTCATGTTTCAGTGCCTATCATCGGCGGCGAAACGCCAGTAGCCGATCCAGACATTGGCATACTTACTGCGCCCACTGGTATCTCAGTTGCCACTGGTAACGCAGCGCTAGACCGCCATGACGACGGCACAATCATTGCTGGTGTGCGCTTGTCCTGGGTGCCTAGCGTTGACAGTCGCACGCTTGGTTATGAGGTGCGGTACAAGCTCAGTAGCGATACAGAATACCGTTACACGCCGCTGGTGATTGGGCGTGAAGCAATCGAAGCGTTCATCAGCGGGCTAATCAGTGGTGCTGTGATGGATTTCGGTGTGCGCGCGGCGGGTGCGGATCGCATCAAATCTAACTGGATTGATGCGCTGAGTGAAACGATCATAGGCAAAGAAGAGTTGCCCACTGGTATGACCGGTCTTGTGGTCTCACAATCGGGCGGTGGGCCGGTGGTGATTACCTGTGATGAGGTCATTCATGCAGCATTGCCAGACTTTGCAGGTAACGTTTACCGCTTTGGGCCGCAAGATGATGCGTTGACCTGGGGCGATGCGACGCCAATCAACACCAAGCCGGATTCAGACAATGTAACGGATGCTTCTTTGCCGCCGGGTGATCATCGTATCTTTGGTAAAAGGCAAGATATGGGCGGGCGGCAATCGCTGAATGCGGTCTATCAAGATATAACAATCACGACCGACTATAACGCGATATCGGATGTTCAGCAGTTCCCTGGTTGGCCGGGAACGCTCACTAATTTTGTGATTAATCATGATGGGAAGTTGTTGCCAAGCAGCACCATGCTTGCTAGTGAGTTAACAGAAGAAGAGATTTACAACACCTTCATTCCTCATCCAGAGGCGATATGTACCTATGATACTCTCGTTTATGATTTAGGTTTTGACACCACTGCGCGTATTTTCGCAGATATAGCCTCGCACCTTGGCCCTGGCGCAACTGGCATTGCAAACCCGAAATTACAGGTTAAATATACAACCGATGCGGGCGCGTGGACTGATTGGGTTGATTGGGTGTCGGGTGAGGCGCTATGCCGGTATGTGCAGTTTCGCTTATTGCTGGATACCAGTGTGGGCGTAGCGGTAATCGACTCAATGCGCTGCGTGGCGGATCTAAAGGAGTGGTCGCAACACATGGCGGGCGTGGCGATTGGCACCGCTGGCACAGTGGTCACGTTTGATCGGCCGTACCACTTGCCGCCGTTTGCGAGTGTTCAGCTAGCCGGTAGCGTTGCAACTAGTGTTCGTCGTCGAAACATAACGGCCACGAGCATGCTAGTAGAAACGCTTGATGCAAACGGCGCGCTGGTAGCGGATGTTGTGGATATTGATCTGAAAGGAGTTTGATAGTGGTAAAAACATATGAGCAGCCTGTATATGGTAGCGATGCGTTTCCTGATTATTTTGTTAACGGGGATAATGCGCTAGCTGTACATCACGGCATAGCGGGTGCATTTGCCGCGCATGCGGCGGCGGTGCCAGATATGACAGCGGTGGTGGATGCAGGGCTGGTGCAGTTTGGGGCTGCGCTTGTTGAGCAAGCGCAGCAAACAACGGGGGTTATCACCGCGCCTGTTACTAACCCGCGTAATGATATTGTTGTGGTTGATAGTGCGACGGGTGTTGTTTCGGTGGTTGCGGGTGTTGAGGCAGTGAGTCCGGCTGATCCGGCAATTCCAGCAGGGAAAAGCCCTGTGGCCAGGGTAAAGCTTTTAACGTCCACGACAGTCATTACTAATACTATTATTGATGATCTTCGGCCGTTGATTAGAGGTGCATCGTCAAATAAACAAGGAGCTGATTTAGCAGTGGCAGACGCGTTACCGCTTTTGGATGACGGTGATTGGAATTTTGTTGTTTCAGGTTCTGGCGGCAGTATTACGTCGTTTGACTCCGTAAGTTTGGGAGCAATTAAAACACTTGTTTTTGATGTCGATGCAGAGCTTGTGGACGGTCAAGATTTGGTACTCCCCGGTGGCGTTGATATTTCCGTCGAGGCGGGTGCTGTGCTGCAATTTGTTGAGTATGTAGTGGGCCGTTGGAAGTGCACTGGTTACCTGCCGGGCGGCGCATCGAATGGTAAACTTGCATTTAAAGATAATACTCAATGGTACTCTAGTACCACGTTAGTCGGTGACCTTGAGCTTGCTGATTTCTTTTTAGCTGCTAGTGGTCGTTATAAAGTCGACGGTTATTTGCCCGTGGTGAGCGGGAGCGCCAGCCCTAACTTTAAATTTTCATTCTCTGATTTGGGCGGCGGCGATGGAGGCTATATCTCTGTTAGAGCCATGACAGGGACGTCGCAAGCTGTATACCAGGGCGAGGTGGATGATGTTTTTACCGTCAATCTATCGCAGAATATCTATACGGGTATACATATAACTGGGGTTGTTAATGTCGGTGCATCGGCTCGGAACGTTACCTTGCAGGCTGGCACGGTGTCATCTAGTATCATTGCAGGCCTGCTGGCGGGCGCTTATCTTAAGTTTAAAAAGATGAGGCAGGGTTAGCTGTGGCGGTTTACTGGGCGTATTGCATGCGCATATTGCTAATAGTCACGCTTACGCAAATAGCTGGCTGCACAATCAGCGCGGGTCTTGCTGTGCATGACAATGATTTTGACTCATTTAAGACAAGTAACCCTATCGGCGTGGTCAGAGGGGAAACAACAGCCAGGCTGCCATTTGGCGCAAAAGGTTTTTGCATGCATGCGTCCGGCATCCCTGATAAAGAGCGGGGTGGGTATGGCCTTAATATGTGCGGTGGGATGGTGCGGATTTGGTGAGTTTAAAAGCTTTCCGGAACTAACGTGTAAGTGTTTGTATTTGTTAGGTGGTAAACTGCACTTTCGGGCGCTGTTTTTTGCCGCTAAAAAGAACTTAACAGGTTGATGTTTATGGAAAATGTAAAGGTTTTGTTTGTTTGCATGGGCAATCTTTGCCGGTCTATTATCCTTGGGTAACGTTCAGTACCTTTTGCCTTATCTCTTTGCGTTTTTTAAGATCGTCCGATGCAATCACTAGCGCAACTTCACGTAGTAAGTTCATCAGTTTGAAATTCTCAGCTTCAATCGAGTGAATGTCGATTGTTATTTCCGCTGCCTGCTTAGTGAAGTGCGGGTGTTTCTGGATGGTTTTTAGGGCGTCTGCTGTTGGTTTTTTCATATTGCAAAATCAATGAATCGTGGTTGAAGTAATTAACATGGGGAAATTCCATGTTTAAAATAGCCCCTCGGGTGGCGAGGGGCTGGTGGTAACGCTACAAGCGGCTACTTTTTCCGCTTGCCTTTTGTCTCATCCTGCCCAAGCACGCACGCAGCAAGCTGCCTAGCTTCTGCCTCCGTAGGTGTCTTCTTTTTTGATAGTACTAGTGAGGCAAGGGTGGACATTTTATCTGATGATTGTTTTTTAGCCATTGTTATAAACTCCAATATTGTTGTTTAGAGAAATATTTCAAGTCGTGACAAGGCAAACAAAATGGTCTAGTATTTCATTTGTTGGCCACGGTTGTTGCTTACCCTAATAAGGTAAGCGCTGCTGGTTCAACTTCACTCAACTCAATGAGGAAGCGCCACTGCTGGATTGCAAGGTCCATGGTGTTCTCCTTTTTTAATGTGCCTCGACGACACGGTTAGTGAAAAGGGGGTGTTTCAAGCATCCCCTGCTTTTTCATAAGCCCGTTAAATCTGAGCTCGTTCTCTTCTGTATTTTTCAATTCACGTACAACGCCTTGATAGTGAATCATAAAAACTCAACATCTTGTGTTTATGTAGGTAGCCTAAAGTTAATTAAGAGTCCCGTCAACCACCAGAATAGAAAATTTCTGGTGTGTTGGTAGCATTAAATATCAAATAATAACAATAGCATAGAGAGCATCACCCCTTTTTTTATAGGGTGGTTTTGTTCGAGAAACTGAAAAAGCTGCAATTTAACGCGACCACTACATGTAGTGTTTTCGCCAGTCGCTAGCTTAATAGAATTAAGTACTTACAGGTGACAGCAACCCGCGCGTATAGTACAAACGCCAATAGGAAAACTTGTTGGTTTGTTAATGTGAAGTGATGCTGAGTGTGTCTGGGTACGAACCAGGCGATCGGTGAGGTGTAAGGGGTTTGTTAGTACTGGCAATACCTGGCGCTTGAATCACTTGCTGGCTTTGATTAGCAGGGCTTCGGTTAATAACTCCTAAGCGCTACCTGGCTATCAGGTTAAAACAGCGTTTCCAGATATCTTTTTTGCCGGGTAATGTTGACCAAAAAGCAGACCAACCCCAGCCCATTCCAGCCCACCGGAGACCGTTTGCCGGTCTACGATGGTTTCTAACTTATTGATATTTAACGATTGTATGGTGGAGGTGGGGGGAGTCGAACTGCCGTCCGTTCTTTTTGAATCAATCACTTGCAGAGCCATGTTGACCAGATGCAGACCAAGCGGCGGCGGACTTTTCGCCTGCGCTGGTGTTGTTGTTGGGTA